GGGGTGTCGGCTTTGGCTGCTACAATTATGTAGCTTTCAAAGTGTCAAATCTTTGACTCCAAACGGCGCAAAGCGCGGTCTTTGTGTCAAGTCTTGCAGGAGAATTTTCTTCCATGCCAACTAAATCGTTCGATCAACCGGATACAACTGTACCCGTGAACCATACCTACACTTATATTTCTGGCCCTGATTGCCCCAATTCTTGGAGCAAAACGGAAACCACAAAAATAAAACGTGGGCACTATGAAGGGGATAGTACCCCTCATTTCTATAAACGCAAAAAGGCTGGTGGTCTTCTTCCTCTTAACGCTTACAAGCGTTTCGATGCTGAAGTCAACAGCCCTCATGGCATTTATAGTGGTCGTTATGTTCGTCCGATATCTGGGTCCGCCGATAAAGTTTATAATTATTCGGTGAACTCAGTGAGGTCTATCCCGAACGCAACTATTGATTTAGGTGCGGCGGAATTGATCTCAGTTAGCATGACTGAGGGCGTTAATACTAACGCTCTCATGCAAGCCGCAACTGCGAACGCTCGTCCTGAGCTCGATGCCGGCACTTTGCTGGCAGAGATGCACAAGACGGTCGATCTTTTCACAGGTGCGCGGTCTCGAGCTGTAGCTTTAATTAATAAAGCTAGAAGACTCGATATGAGACGGCTTGAAGCTATCTCAGATGCATGGCTTGAATGGCGATATGGCTGGCGAATATTAGGTTATGATATTCAATCTGCCATAGAAACATTCAACCACCCCTTCCGTGATGAAATTGCGGAAGGGCGGGCAGGACTGACGGTTAACGGCGCTCCATTGGTTGTTAACCATCCTTTCTCTGGTTACTATGTGTCTCACGACTACATGGAAACCATTGAAAGGTCAGTCTCTGTCCGTGCATCGGTTGCAATCCAGTATTCATATAGTTCTCTGAATGCTGGTCTCTCACTGCCGATTACGGCATGGGAATTAATTCCTTTTAGCTTTGTATCCGATTGGTTTGTTTCAATCGGCGATGTTATAGCCGCCTACGAAGTTCTGCAAAATGCAGCTGGCTTCGAAGGTTCTATATCTACAAGGTTCTCCGAAACCGGCACCGCGATTGTTAGCGGTGTCGGAGTCGGAACAGGAACTTATGCAACCCTCCCCCACGCAAGTGGGGGCGCTTCTTCGTCAGCAACTCTGCTGACGAGAAATAGAGCATCGAGACCATCATTAACCCCGGAAGTACGTGTGAAGCTTAGTCCCGCTAAAATAGCTGATATTTTAGCCATCTTTGCGAAACCGTTCTAACACACTATACCTTGGAGGTATATCATGGCTACGTTTACAACGTCCATCGCCGAGTTTTCCGATTCGGAAAACCGACGAACTTACGAGATCTCAGGACATACGGTCTCTAGCCCCAAGCTTCTAGTACAGAAGCGTAAGGTTCCATCTAACCCTGCCGCTATTAGCGAATCAGAGTTGATGGTTATCCACGGTACCACTGACGCTGACAGCAATGTGCTGGCATCAAAAGTGGCTTTTTCTGCTAAGGTTCGCTATCCTGCGAACGGTCAGTCTACAGATGTCACGGCGGCTCTCGCCGATTTCCGTGACTTTGTAGCAAGCGATGAGTTCACCAATATGGTAAACTCCCAGAGCTATGTGCAGTAAGAAGGCGTTGGAGCAATTCCGCGACCTTTTCTGTACTTTCGGACACACGTGCATAAACACACGTTGTCCGATAGCCCTGTGGATCTGGTTGATGGCTTGTATAGCCCTCTCCTTTGGATCCGTTAGCTTGTCTCGTGTACTCAGTTCTGAGTACGCGTTTGACCAAACTGGAGTATTCATCTATGAAACCCCATCCTTACCTCTTAAACAAGAGATTGAACCCTTGGGTTCTGGCAAGGAACTTAGCAGTAACCCTGCTCCACGCATACCCTGACACGCTTTCGCGTGTTGACGGTATGTTGCGGGCGCGCGACGTTAAGTCGCTCGCCCAGCTTGGTGACATCTCGGACAATGAGTATCATCTGTCCGACATCCAGTGTGTCCTACATTGTAGGCAGATCGGTGCGTTGTTTCGAAAGAATGCAACGTTATCCGACGGCCCGCGGTGTGAAACCGCGGCACGCGACGCCTTTCTCTTAGGAGAAAAGAGGTGTCGTATTACCAACAAACGTCTTGACTACTACTTCTTGAATTCGAACCGGTTATCGGCCGAACTTCAATTAGATGTTGAAAAGATGAGACAGGCCATCTATGGCCTGTTAGGTAATCTAGATGGATCGGTAGGCGACTCTATTGAGTCATCTATCAAAATCACCAGTGGAGCAACCGAGGACCGTACGCGGCGTAGGTCTTTCCCTTTCCTTAAATTATCAGGAAAAGTGAAATGCCCTGCCCGCGCGGTACCGTATGTTGCTATGTACGCCCAATCAGTGATTGGACACGACACCAGCAATATGAAGTTTGTGACCACAGAGTGTAACTCTGTGATCACTGTACCTAAGAACTGGAAGACTCATCGCACTATTGCGAAAGAGCCTACGCATGCCACTCCCTTCCAACTCGCGTTGGATACACTTTTGAAGCGTAAGCTTTTAAAGTGGGGAATTGACTTGCGCAGCCAGACTCGTAACCAAGAGCTTGCCCGTGAGGGCTCGCTAGACGGTAGTCTTGCGACTATCGACTTGGCTATGGCATCTGATACGCTAAGTTACAATACCTTAGCGTGGATGTTGCCCGATGATTGGTTCCGCCTTTTCTCGGCGTTCCGCTCATCCGAGTACAAAGCCCCCTGGGGTAAAGGTGTGTATGCTAAATTCTCCTCTATGGGGAATGGCTACACTTTTACCTTGGAGTCTTTGATCTTTGCAGCAGCCTGTAAGGCCGTCGGTGCCAGGAAGTTTTCCGTGTATGGTGATGATATCATACTGGAAAGCGAACTGGCCCCGCGGTTGACTAGACTGCTGAACTTTCTAGGTTTTACTATAAACAAAGAGAAATCTTTTGTTAACCCAAACTCCCGCTTCCGCGAGAGTTGTGGTGCTGACTATTACCAAGGTCGACTGGTTACTCCTTTTTACTTAAGGGAGTGCCCCCGTAATCGGGAGAAGTCGACTTTGAGTCATATAGTAAACGGCTTGGTGCTTGTGTCACATGAGGGCCCGTTATGGGACCTCTTGCGGCATATTACCAAAACCGAACGCCTTCGACTCGTCCCGTTTCAGGACGATTCAAGGGCAGGTGTGTGGATTACTCCCGCAGCTGCCTGGCGATCTAAAAAGTTGTACGTTGACCATAACCGCCGTCGTGAGACGTTCGGTTTCCCCGTTTTTTTGGGGTATGGTCAAACTCATCGAGTTCGTAGAACTCGTGGCTGGAGATCTCTTCTCTTGTGGCACATTACGCGTCACGAAACAGAGAAGATTTCTGTTGCAACCGTGGTTGAAAACCGCTCTGGTGACATTTTATTGTCCCAGATCGGTTACAGCCCGAATGCCCTCGGAGGTTTTAACAGCACCTCTGAGGTTATTACCGGAACCCGGTTCGAGCACTTAACGAATCGATATAGTCCGTCTCGTACTGCGACCCCATATAACTTACTCTTTTGGAGTGAGTTTGTGGGAATCACGGCCGACTAACGTCTGCCGTGTGGGTGTCGCGCCCTTTTGTAAG